TGGCCGATAAGCACGCGCAGCAATGCATCGCGATCTGCCGGCAGTTTCTGCTGCGGAGCAAGTGGCTGTGACCGTTGAACTGATCCACTGCACACCTGACGCCGAAGCGTTGATCGTTAAGATGGCGCGCGTCAGCAACCCATCGAACGCTGACAACCTGGCGACAGCGCCGAAGTTGCTGCGTTACCTGATCCGCCACGCGCACTGGTCACCATTCGAGATGGCTAGCTTGTGCGTGAAGATCGACACCGAGCGCGACATCGCCGCTCAGATCCTGCGGCATCGATCGTTCAGCTTCCAGGAGTTCAGCACCAGGTACGCGACCGCGCAGGAGCCGGTCATCCCATCGCTGCGGCGCCAAGACACGGCCAACCGGCAGAACAGCATCGACGACCTGCCGGCCGAGCTGACCGCTGAATTGCGCGATCGCATCCGATTCATGTTCGGCGCCACATCGAAGCTGTACATCGACATGCTCGAGGCTGGCGTGGCCAAGGAGACGGCGCGGAGGATCCTGCCGCTCAGCACCCGCACCACGCTCTACATGCACGGCACGCTGCGCAGCTGGCTGCATTACCTGCAGGTCCGATGCGCGCCGGAGACCCAGTTGGAGCACCGGCTGGTAGCCGACGCGTGTCGCGCGATCTTCACCGAGCAGTTCCCCACTATTGCCGAGGCCGCCTTCCATGGCTGATCTGGTCAATCATCCCGATCACTACCGCCAGGGCGAGATCGAATGCATCGATGCGATCCAGGCGGCGCTGACGCCTGATGAGTTCCGCGGCTACTGCAAGGGGAACATCCTGAAGTACGTCTGGCGCGAGCGTCACAAAGGGTCTTTGGAATCCTTAAAGAAAGCCCGGTGGTATCTCGACCGTCTTATCGGCACCATGGATCCATGAATCTCCCAGGGGTGACTCTGCTCGAACGCTGGGCGTTGCGGCTGCTGCACCGCAGCCCGCGGATCAGCTTGGTGATCGTCAAGCCAATCGACACCACCCTGCTGAGCTGGTCACTGCTGCCATCGGATCCGGTCGCCTGCGCCATGGCTGATCAGCTGGACATGGGGATCCTCGACGACGATGAGCCGCTGTCGATGCAGCTTGAGCGGATCTATCACCAGCCCTCTTACGGTGAACGCGAGTGATCAGCTTGTACGCCGGCCGTCTGCTGCTGGTGTGCACCTGCAGCTCCCGCAACTGGTGGGCTCATGTCGTGCTAGGTCCTAAGCCCGAACTGCAGATCAAATCCGACACTGGCACCGTGCATCTGCCGACAGCGCTTGTGCGCGCGCAATCGGTCTATCGAATGGCAGTGACACAGCTGCGACCTGAAGGTGCCCCGCGCATGTGCTGGGACTGCCTTCAGTGGGATATGCGCATCCAAGGGTGCGACCTGAACCTGCCGGAATCGAAGCGCACCGGCGGCCGATATGCGCCACGGTGTGAGATGTTTCAGCCATGCCGCGCGAATGGGTGACCGCCACGCGCGCGCCGTGGTGTGTGTTGATCCACCAGGCACTGATGGCGATCGATCGGCACAACAGTCTCTTTTTCCAGACAGGCGACCGTTGGCACCTGCAGCAAGCTGAACGGCTGCGGCACTATGTGACCGAGCTGAAGGACTGGATCAGCAGCCATGAGCGAGCCGCAGGTTCTGAGCCGCACTGATCGCGACGGCGGATGGATCGAGACGCTTGACCCCGGCAACGGCGGCGAGCTGTACTACAGGAGCTGCGCCAAGGGTTACTGCCGGTACTCGAGCGACCTGTGGCAGGCTGAGCTGTATCTGAATCACTTGCTAGCACGATGACCGCGCTCGAGCTCGTCTACCTAGCCGTGATGTATTGGATCATCTGCGGGCTAGTGATCCTGCTGCTGAGCAAGATCCTGCCCTAACCACTGCGCGATCGCCCACTCGCCCAGCTCGGACCAGAAGGGCTGCGCGCGATACCAGTCCACCCATGGCTTGTGGCCCTTGCGACTGTTGCAGCTCCAGCAGCAGGCAACCAGGTTGCTTCGCACAGTCAGGCCGCCGTGCACTTTGGGGATCACATGATCAAGCGTCGGGCTCCGACCCAGTTCGTCGCCGCAGTAGGCGCATCGATAATCCCAGGCGAGCAGCACCTGATCGCGCGCAGAGCGTCTGGTGACGAGCCTGGTCTCATCAATGTGCGCTTTGTCCACTGAGATCCGGCGGCAGGGGCATGGCCTGAACCTCAAGGCTCAGGATGTCGTCGTCGTCGTGGAAGTGGTCAGCGATCCGGCTGTAGACGTTGGCGGGCAGGTCTTCGGGGTCAGCGTCGGAACGGATCACCACGATCGCGGCTACCTCGACGATGAATGCCCGCATCGGTTGACCGCTGCTGCCCCAACGGTAACGGGCGCGACCGGATCGCCCGGAATGTGACGGATTGTGAACGGGCCGCCCTGATCGGGCAGGGGACGCTGCGGGCGGTGTATAGTTCTTTCAGTTCGGGGTTGATCCCATGGCTGACATTCTCTGCACCGGCAAGGGCTTTGGTACCACTGAGGTGAGCGTGAGCGCTCAGACTGATACAGGCCGCAAGTGGCTGGCCTACCGCGGTGGCAGCTTCTGCAGCTCGATTCAGTACCGCAAGAGCGTCATTGGCGACGTTCTTGCGGAGCTGGCCGACTGGGGCTGCTCTGTCGAGTGGGCTTGACCCACACCGGGCCGCCCTTGCGGCCCTCCTAGCATCCACTCATGACCTACATCCTCGATCTCGGCCCGTGGCACGTCGGGCCGTTCCCGACGCACATCGCCGCGCAGCACTGGGCAGAGCGCCATGGCGTCGATGACTACCGCATGATTCCGCTCGACGATCCAGCTGAAGCGCCGATCAGGATCGCAAGGCTCAATACAGCTAAGATTGAGGTGCTCTAGCGGGTTGCAGCCCCTAGAGCGTGACCACCTACCACCGATAGGCGATGCAAGAAGTATGGCAGCCCGTGCCGGGCTACGAAGGCCTGTATGAGGTTTCGGACCATGGAAGGGTCAGGAGTTTGCCAAGAAAAAGCAGGAGCGGCCGAGGGTATCAAGTTTATCCAGGGCGCGTTTTGACGACCTGCGCAAATGGCCATGGCTATCACGTTGTCAGCTTAAGTCGAAACAACAGAAAAACGACGCGGCAGGTTCATGACCTAGTCTTGACGGCCTTTATTGGAATAAGGCCAAGCCCTCAGCATGACGCTTGTCATAACGATGGCAACAAAAATAACAACGCTCTCTTAAACCTGAGATGGGATACTAAGGCCGCAAACCAAGCAGACAGAAAATTGCATGGCACGTCTGGGCATGGTGAGGCTAATAGTTATTCAAAGCTGACCGAAAACGATGTAATTACCATAAGATCCGACACTCGATCACAGCGTGAAATTGCTAATTCTTACGGCGTGTCTCAAACTTGTATTTCTTTTATAAAACTCAGAAAGAACTGGGCTTGGCTCTAATAATCCCAAACCACTTTTGGCCGCCCTTTTCTAATTCCCGTGTGAATGAAACCTTTTGGCGCACCCCGTCCCGTGCTGTAGGGCCAGTTTTTTATGCACCAGTCCTGCAACTTGTAGATGTCCACTCCATCAATGTACCAATCAACTGCCCCAACGCCTGGCGCGTCGTAGAGGTGTTCGGATCCACTTGCGCCGCCAACCTGGCGATTGATGGCCGCATTTCTGTAGCCGCTTGTGATGATGATTGGCTTGTTGCCGAAAGCCGTTCGAGCACGTTCCAAGAATGCAGCCAGTTCAGCCGCGGTCTCAACCTGATAAAGATGATCAAATCGTCGGGCTTCGATGTCCAGGGCAAACTCCCCCAGGCGGATGTGTGGCGTGATCCGCAGCGTGAACGGACTGTCTGGTGTCAGCTTGGCCGTTGCCGGTTGTGGCGGTGCCTCTGGCTTGGCGCCAAGCCATAGCTTGCCCTCGGCCTCCCTGCGGCGCTTCAGGCCAGCCTCGACGTTGGTGCCAGGGTTGCGGTACAGCAGCATCGCGTCCGGCACTGCATCCCATGCACGATCCGCCAGCTCGCGGCTGATCGTCTCGAACCCGGTCGAGCCATAGAACCCGCTGCCCAGGTTGTAGGCGAAGCTCACCAGCGCGCACTGCTGGTGATCAGCCATCTCGCGCCAGTGGGGGACCGTCTCGCGCAGCTTGCCGGCGATCCGGTCTACCTCCTGACGCAGCAGCATGTCAGCTTCGACGCGGTTGAGCCGGTCGCCTTTCTTGACCTTGCGGCCGTCGCTGTATCTGGTCGTGCCCCATCCAATCGTCCACGGTTCGCCGCCGCTCAGCGGATCAGGGTAGGCATCAAGATGGCAACCTTCGAACTGCTGGATCAGCTGCAGTGCTGCGCCAAGATCCACCTGCTTGCCGTCTTGGCTCCAGGTAGCGAACCACGTCCGATCGCGACGCATCGCGACCGCGTAGCCGTTGATGGCCAGATCCTGCTCAAGCTGCTGGATCGCTGCAGCCTGATGCGGGAGGTTCTTGTAATAGCGGAACAGTGACTCGAGCGTGATCGGCGCGGTGTTGGCCACAGATCAGCGGCGCTTGGGGAACATCAGCTTCAGTGCCTGCAGCAACAGCTGCACCCAGCTATTCGACTTCAGAGGTGTCAGTGCAATGATCTCGCTGCCAGCAGCAAGGATGATTGCGATGATGGCAACGGTTTCGGCGTCCATGATCAGCGATGTGGCCGTGCTTCCAGAGTAGCCACACGCTGCTCGACGCCATTCAGCCGCTTGAAAGTCTCCTGACGATCGGCGCGGATGTCGCTGTGCATCACCTCCAGCTGCGTAGCGATGTGCTCCACTGCAGCGGTGAGCCGGATCACTGCCTCGCGGGCCTCATCATTGCGACGGCTAAACCCCATGGCGCCCATAGCCGCCACGCTGATAGAGGCCCCCGCAACAGCAGCGATCAGCTCGATCATGCACTCAGGTTAGCGCCCCTGCCCACGCAAAGGTTTTTTGCCACGCCGCCGCGGCCGGCTGCGTTGGCCATAACCAATGCTAGTGGTCTTGGGCGGTCCGGCTTGATGGTCAACCCTTGCAGCGCCGGTCTTAGCTTTTACTGCCATGGCATCCCACTAGCTTTGGTGGGGTGGTGCTGCTCGTCGAGTTGCGCCTGCAAAGCAGCCTCGATCTCGGCAACCTTTTCGGGGCCAAATTTGTCCTTGACCCAGCCGATGACCATTTCTTCGGTCAGCTCATCAAACGGGATCATGTCCGCGTTCGGCGGCTCGAGGCCCAGGCTGCCGTAGGCACTGGCTGAGCCTTGGCCATCAGTTGCGGCCACAGTCCAATGCACCGTAAATACCACCCCGTCATCAATGTGACGTTCAAGGTTGGCGATGGCCCAGGTGAAGGTGGTGTCGGACATGGGTTGGTGGGTGATTGTAGGAGTCTAGGACGGGTGTCTAGAGAAGGTGACTAAGGGATTT